TAGCAGCATCTTTTGCAGTATCATATGATTTTCTTGAAATTCTATTATTAAATAGTGACTTAAATTTACCTGTTTGTGAGTATTTAATTACTCCATTGTAGGTACGACATTGGACGTACCCTTCTCTTGAATTATTTTTATTTTTATTTGACATTTGTTAATTAAATATTACTATAATTAATTAATAAAAAATCATTTTTTGTTTAAGGTAATGGTTCTTGATGTTGGTATGGATATGATTGATTAAATTTAAATCCATCTCTGTATGGTTTTCTATATCTATCTCTCCTGTAATAGTGCATTGGATCAGAACCTTCTTTAACGTATTTATATGGTTCTTGGATGTAATCAACCCATCCTTCTTTTACATTAAATTTACAGTAGATGCAGTAAGCAACAAATAATATAATTGCGAATGCTAATATTATTTTCATTATATTATTTATTGATATAATAAATAATTTTATTTATTGCTTTATAATATAAAATGGACGAACTATTATCAGCAATTTTGTTGTCAATATTAATTATACTAATTGTAGTAAGTGTAGTACTTATGGTCAGGAGTACAAATCCACATCATCCACATCATAGAAGAATAATTGGAGGTTGTCGTGGAACAAGATTTGGATGTTGTCCTGACAGAGAAACAGCAAAAGAAGACCCAGAAGGCACTAACTGTTATCCAAAAAGATTAATTGGTGGTTGTGCAGGAACACGTCACGGATGTTGTCCAAATGGTAGAACAGCACGCGCAAATCGTAGAGGAAGTAACTGTTAAATGAAAATAAAAATAAAAATGCCACTTAGTTCATCCTATTTAATATATATATATGTAATCACTACAAATGTTAACAGATAAAAAGCGAAAACGTTCTTCTTCAATAAATAGTGAAATACCAAATCTTATAGGTCAAGAAGTCGGCAACGGTGCATTTGGAAAAGTATCTACTATTATTGATCACCCAGACAAAGTGGTGAAGAAAGTAAGCCTTCGTGGTCATGATGGCAAAGTCGATGATGGTGCCATGGTTTCTTTTAGAATAGAACGGTCATTTGCATTGAAGATGATGAAATCTCAAATTCCAGGAGTTGTGTCAAATCCTTGGGAACCAGAGGTTACGTATGATGAATATGGTGTCCCATTATATGGTTACCTCTTTATGTGCCGAGAAGAGCGTGACATTTCTGAAGGTTCGTTCAATTATGGAGAAATCATATCCATCTTTAGACAAATTATGGAAGCATTAGTTTCACTTAACGAAAGAGGAATTGGTCATTTAGATATCAAGCCAAAAAACATACTCGCTTCTGGAAGTGGAGAAAAGATTAGAGCACGTCTTTGTGATTTTGGTTTGGCTTGTTTGCCTGGACCAGGTACTAAGATGTACAATCCCAGACAATATGTGGTGACAAGGTGGTATCGACCGCCCGAGGCATTCAAGATTGGTAATCCATTTGACTGGCACAAGGTTGATATTTACGCATTAGGTGTAAGTATCTTAGAATTGGTGTGTGGACATCCTTTATCCGAGGATCTTTTTTTACATTTTGAAGAAGATGTAAGGATGAGGCGTCACAGAGAATGTGCAGACAAGTACTATAAAAATATTCTTCTCACGAAATCAAACTTGACAATTGTCCTTAATGGAGTGATGAATGAACGTGTTTCACACGCATCAGAAAAACGTGGAGAAGAACACATTAGAATGATATTTGACCTGTTGATGAAGATGATGTCTTTTGACCCAAATGACCGCCCGACAGCGGAAAAGGCTCTTATGCATGCTATTTTCAACACAGATGACAATGAATCTCCCAAAGGAGTAAATGAACTAAGGGTTCAATGAATTTCCCAACGGAGTAGACAAACCCTTAGATGAACTCTAAGGGCTTATAAAAACGTAACGCATTTTTTGAAAATAAAAAATAAAAATGCCACTTAGTTCATCCTATTTAATATATATATATGTGATCGCTACAAATGTCAACGACAAGTGAAAAACTAAAAAATAATATGGAAGAATGGGACCTAGATGGTTTAACACACGAGAATATAGAGGTGGATATAAATTTGATTCCATCACGTATTAGAGAGGAGTGGAATAATGATGATGGAATATATAGTTGTATGCAGGGGGATTTCCCCTATATCGATAATAAATATAAAGTTCTGAAAAAAGAAATAGATAAAGTTCTAATAAAAAAAATGGGGAAAATGATAGGTCCATGTATCCGTTTCGCGGATACGCATACTGTACATAAGAATAGTATGCAGGGGGGGGTGATTTTGAGATTTGTGTTCCAATATCATGACAAATCCATCAGTATTGGAAACTGTGATGCTTTTGCATTGGAGTGTGATATAGCAATGGAGTCGATTTCCAAGGGACTCAAGAAATATCCTTGGAAACCCCTGATTATACGAGATGAAGACGGACAACCATTATATGGTTACATCTTTATGTCGTAATAGGTTCATCGAATCTTTATTATAAAAATCATAAATCCAAAATGCAATAATGCCCATTATACTCCCTACAATAACTTGTTGAAAAGTGTGACATCCTAATTTAACTCTACTATAAATCATAAAAACAGACACAATACTTAATATTATTTTATATACATAATCTTTATCACCAGTTAATTCATTTACTAAAAAGAATGAAATTGATTGAGCATGACCTGATGGCATGCCATAACTTTTTGATATTGTTCCATCAGAAAATATTTTACAATTTTTAGCCCCCAGTGGTCTTGTTCCTTTACCAAGTAAGAAAAATGATTTATCTCCCATAATTGGTTTAAATAAATATTCTTTCAATACATGATTACTCATATTATTTAATATGTATGCACCTAGTAAATTCCAATCACCATATTCAATTGCTTTATAAAAAATATATAACATTATTAAAAGTGGAAACATTCTTTCAATTTCATTTATAAATTTCATTATATTATATAATTATAAATTTATAATTCTAATTGTTCCACCATCATTTAAAATCTCTAATATTTGAACTCTTTCCTCTGAATCGGGTCCAAATGCTTTGGACATTCCAGTATCAACTCTCCATAATCTATTATCACATTTACAATTAATTCCATCATCTTGGGGCGTATGTCCAATAACAATAAATTTTGAACCCAACAATGTAAGTGATTTATAAACTTTATTACAATTTGGATGACTTTTTGCCATTTTTCTATTCCATAAAAATCCATCTTGATGAAGAAACATTTTTTTAAATTTTGTTGTATCCTCTAATTTAATATCTCCTAATAAATATTTTTTCATTAATAAATTAATAGTTTGAATACTATATTTTTTTATTAATTTAATACTAATTCCACCATGAACAAATATCCAATTGCCTATTTTTAATATAATAAATCTTTCTGATAATAATCTTGCAATCATCCCTCCTGGTTTAAATAATTTATATCTATTTAATTTTCCACCATATTCACTTATACCCAGTGGACTAACATAATCAAAATTACCCATTACATTCATTAATTCATGATTCCCTATTAATGAATAAACCCCCCCACCAACCTTAATTGCCTGTAAATGTAACTCCGCAAATAAATTTATTATTCTTAAATCTGAATTTTCATCTTTAATATTATATCCTCTCCCCCCTCTATCTACCTGATCCCCCATTTGCACAATAACTGTTTCACCTCCCTTCCATTTTATACTCTTAGTTATAACACCAGACTTATACAAGCATTTGATAGTTGCATCATAATCACCGTGTAAATCTCCTATAACTAATATTCTTTTCTTTGAAGAGATAATGCCATATATTTCCTTATTCATATTATAATATTATATAATATAAATATATTTATTATGCCTCGGTTACTTCCTCGTATGACACATCAGTTGTATCAATTGTATCAATTGCATCAGTTGTATCAGTTACATCAGTTGTATCAGTTGTATCAGTTGTATCAGTTGTATCAGTTGTATCAGTTGTATCAGTTGTATTAGTTGTATTAGTTTGAGTTTCTGTTCGTGGTTTTCTTGGAGGGCGTTTTGTTTTAAGTCTATCTTTATTATATTCAACGAAATTTTTGAAGTTATTTCCTCCAAGGTAAGACGCAAATTTTTGCCACTCATCGATATAAAGAACAACCGACTGTTCTGCAATAAATCCATTAATTTCTACTTTCCCGTCTCGTGTTATACTATGATGATATCTTGCAGGTTGATGTGAATATGACCGATTAAGAAGATTGACTGCTGTTTCTGGGTCAATATCACCGCTTGCGACATTATGAAGAAGAGTCATTCTCTCATTACGACGGGTATTTCCTTGCCCACGATTGCTTGACCGATTATTTGACCGATTATTTGACCGATTATTTGACCGATTACTTGACCGATCACCGGAACGATTATTCACATGTCTTGTTCTACGAAAAATGGTAAATCCATCGTTACCTTCCGTATCATTATTTTTTGTTGATGTGTTCATTGTTATAATCCATTATTAAAACATTGCCTTTATATACTTTTTGATAAAAAAACCATAAAAACTGATTTTAAATTTAATTTCATTTAATATAGTATATTAAAAATGTTAAAACTAATATCAAAAAATGACACAACAGATTACAACATCAAGCTCGAAGATTGTAAAAAATATGGAGAACTAATTAAAAAAATAGTTTCTACGCTGAATAGTTATATTTATGCTATTCAATTAATTGAAATTTATATGAAAAAAACAAATGAAGAAACAGAAGAAATTACAATAGAAATAATTAATGTAGGTACTGATGTTTTATTATCAGATGAATTCAAACATGAAAATATTACTGAAATTAAAGTTTATGAACGTGAAAAAAACGATGAAGGAAAAATCAAGAATTCAATTCTCGTTAATAAATATATTAACTATCAGAGAGAAATTGCAGATCATGATATGGCAATGTATCTACAGAATGAATACAATTGTTCAAGATTTTCATCTCAAATAAATAGAAGGATATTTCAACCACCGAATCCATCATCTTATGAAGAATCTATTGCAAATGATTCTGATGATTCAACTGATTCTTATGATAGTATGCCAGAACTTATAGAAGAAATAGATGAAATACCTGTTAATGGTGTAAGAGCCAACTTACGTACTTTTTTAAATAATATTTTATCAACAGAAAATATTCATGATATAGGAGATAATGAAAGTAATAATAATGAACAGTTAGACCAAGGACAAGAAGATATTACAAATTTAATTAATTCTGATTTATTTAGAACAGAAATTAGAAATTCAATTTTAAATGGATTATTGGCTGCACCGGGCTCAACAACCCAATTTATTGGAAATTTATTTACAGAAACACCGCAAATATTGCAACAATTGCAACAACAAGTTCAAGAACAAAATGTTAATCAAGAGGATGTTAAAGTTGTTTTAAAAGAGTATGATTTCAATCAACTCCCAATTAAAAAATATAGTGCAGTAAAAGATGATTCTAATTATCCAAAAAATACAAAATGTTCTTTGACATTAGAAGATTTTAAAGATAATGATGATGTTGTCATTTTACCCTGTAAACATTATTTTTCAATGGATGTTAAACCTTGGTTAACTCAACATAGTCATAAATGTATGATATGTCGAGCAGAAGCAGGCAAAGGAACACCATTGTTTTAAAAAGTAATACCAATTGGTCTTGTTAACATATTATACATTAACATTGTAAAAAGCCCTACAATTATAGATGGTATAATAGGGTTATTCTCCTTTTTTTTATATTTTTTTTCAAAATATAAATATGTTATAAAACTAAAAAACAAAGAAAGTATAAAACCTATAATAAGATTCATTGGGGATGTAAATTTACTTTTTTTTCCAGTTAAAACATTAACTGTTCTATTATAGATTCCATGCATTTATATTATATATATATATATATAATACCCATTTTCGTAAACATTATTTTTTAATGAACAATATTGGTTAACTTATATTGCCGTATATATGTAGTGGTATGTAGAAGTGGTAAGGGGGATAATTACTTTAAAAAAATGATTTTAATAAATATAATATATAAATAATAATAATAAAAATGTTAAAAAAAGACAAAGTTAAAATCAAAAACAATCTTGACGATGGTGCATGTTTATATAGATGTATGGCGGATTATATATATGACAATCAAAAATTAAAAATGAATGATAAAGTATTGGAATGTATTGTTCGAGAACATCGAAAAAAAAAAATATCCATTTTAGAACAAACAGATATAGCAGAAAGAATACAGGTGATTATAGTGAACTGGATTGTAAATCATTATGATTTATATTTTAATGAATTAACAATAGATAATATTGTTCAA